TATCTAATCGGTTAAATATCGTCTTATCCCGCTCTTCGCAACGTGCAACATGAGCTTCAAGCCGAGCGGTTAGTTCATGTAGTTTTTCGGTGTTTTCCATTAGTCGGCATCCGCTATTGTGTTACCTTGTGCTACCCATGCTTGTAGTTTTCTGTAATCTCTATTCTCAATATCTATAGGAACATACTTAACAACACCATCCATAGTTACAATTACATTATGTGATTTTGTTTCGTCCATCAAAGGTCGCCCATATTTTGCTGCGGTAATTGTCATAATTCTGCCTCCAATACAACCATTGCATGCCACCCATATGTAGCCCCTAATGAAGTCCAAGTGTTTATATGAAACCTTGCAGCAGTAACTACTGTTCCATAAGGGTCATTTCCATTAATAGCACTTCCTCCAGTAGAAGACCAACGAGTAATTTTTCCAGAAGTACCTGCACTGTCAAATAAAGTCATAGTAGGTGTTTTATGCATCATGGTAGGATTAGTTTCTGTTAGCCACCTATATTGATTAGCTGCACCAATATTCCACCCCCACATCTGCATTATCCCTGCGGCTTGATATGTAACAACTTTTGTTGTGCCGTTGTACATATCTTGTCCCGATGTATAAGAATTACGGGAATCATAATAATGGGCTAGACACAATTGACCTTCGTTGTCTCTGTTCACAAATTCAAAATCTGTCGCTACATTACCTAATTCTAGCTGACATTGGCCTATGTATAATATATCATCAGCATCATTGTCTACGCTGTTTGACCAAATCATAACGGCTACATTTGTACCGCTACTAGCATCCAAGGCTCCTGTAACACTGTATTTAGCCCAACTTGTAGTTACGCTTAAATTTGCAGGAGTATTCTCTAAAGTCCAATTAGTTACAACAGAAAAGTTTGTATCAGCCCCATTCCAAGCGTTTACTAAGTCACTTGTTGGAGCATCTGCTGTACCAGACCATGTGACAATAGCTGCTCTAACATCATCTAATCTTGTTGTGTTGCTAACTTTAGCTTGGAAAGATAACGTCACTGTATTACCAATAATAGGTACGGAATTTTGGTTTGTTATTATTTGTACTACACCAAACTTTTTATCTGCTGTTTCTACTTCTAATGCTAGACTATATTTAGCATTATCTGGGCTAGTAACATCTACTAATTGAGGGTCTACTATATCGTTACCATCGCTTAGTAATAACCACCTATCGGGCAAACAATAATTATCATCGCTGTTATTTGGAACTGAAGTTGATATTACTTTATTAGTTCCATGTCGTGCAGATATTTGAAAATCCCCATTAATTAAATGGTTTTTTCTTCTCTGAGGAAACGATGCGTCTGCTGCTGCTTTTCTTGCTTTACTAACCATTAGTCTGCTTCCGCTATTGTATTTCCTGCTGCTACCCAATCTTGGATAGCACGATAATGTTTATTGTTTTCTTTCAACGGAACATGAATTGTTTTTGTTTGACCCTCTGTGACTTGAATAACCACATTAATACTACAATTTTTTTCCATTAACCTATCATGAACATATTTAGCTGAAATAATTTTCATAGTTCTGCTTCCATATGTAAATTACCCCTTATCCAATTGTAGGAACTACTTGTCCCACCTCGCACAACTACTGATTCAGGAGTTGAATCAATCAAAGTCACTCCATTACCAAAAGTGGAAGTAACTCGCGTTTGAAAATTTCCCGAAAGCAAGCCATGCGCATAACTTGCTTCGATTGTAGGGTCATGGTTCATAGATGGAGACAAACCTAAAGATGTGTAATACATATTGTTTGATTGATTGCCTGCTGCGGTGTTTAACCCAACTATCTGATAATATCGTTGGCATCGAGCTAAATTTTCGCCATAACTCTCGTTTTGAAAAATACTCGCGGTGTCTCCAAGCTCCATTTGAACTCCAGTTAGGTAAAAGTTGTTTGATGTATTATCCAACACATTAACTTGACTACTATTACAAGTATTAGCGGCTGTGTAAGAAGCCCAAGATGTGTTAAAAGTGCCTCCTGTATAATCGCTACCCGCTAACAACCAAAACCATAATGCCAACCCTACTGTACTGTCGTCTGGGATAGCCCCGCTAGTATCTCCTGCAAATGATACCGAGTGTTTCTCCCATGTGTCTGCCGATGCGATTGTATAGGTTGAGCCAATAATTCGAGAATTAGACTCATCGTACAAAGACACTGTGTGTACTCCAGTTTTAGGTGAGCGCACGTAGAAGGAAACCGTTAATGCTTTTGCTTGAGCATCCCCTTTATTGAGCGATTGCAAATCTAACCCTTCAAAGCGTTGCTCGATTAAAAGATATTCATTTACATCAGGAGTACTTGTCTCTGCTGTCGTACAATCAATTTTCATACTGTTCGCAAAACCATCTGGAGTTTCTGTGTCTTGGGACATTGTAAAACGTCCTTCCATATTTGCTGATGAACTTCTCCATCTGTCTTGCACAAAATATCCTGACGATCCTCCTACATCAGCTACCGAGGTGGCTCTTTGACAAATTGCCATATCGCCGTTGTAAATAAAATTGCGGCTTCCTCCAACTTGCCCACCATTAATGGAACTAACGCCACTAATATCTTTGCTGTTTAGCGTGATACCTTCGTCAGCATTATGAGTTATAGTGACATCACTATCCGCACCCATGTTAATGATTGCACCGTCACTTGTAAAACTAAGATCATCACCAATACTAAAATCACCACTAGCTGTAGTTACATTTGCAACTGAAAACGCATTAAAGGCGTAGATATTTAACTCATCACCTACTGTTGCAGCATCGGTTAACACTACACTCGTGCCATTAGTAGCTGTGTAATCCGTACCGTTTTCTAAAGTCACACCGTTTAGCGTTACAAATAAATTACCTGCGCTATAAGCTAAAGTTTTACTTGATGTATCTGACCCCGTAAAAGTAGTTTGCCCCGCAGTTGCAGTATACGTATATAAATCAAATGCTCTTTGTCCTATTTCAGTACCAAGACTAACTACCGCAGCACCAGAACCTGCGCCATCTGCATAAACAATATCGGCTCGACCATTTTCTACCGTAACAGTAGCTCCTGTACCCTGTTTTATAATGACAGAGTACGGCCCACTACTACCACTATCAGTCGTATTGTTGACTATAAAATATAGTTTGTCTTGGTCGTTAGGGCTAATAGTGACTGTGTTGTTAGCACCCAATGCGCCTGTAAACAGAAGTACCCGATACATACCATCGGTTAACGTACCGTCAGTAGTGGTTAAAGTGTGAGTAGTCCCAGATAGTGAAACAGAACCAACGCCAGACAATACCCGGTCAATAATGTCAAAGTTAGTATTAAGTGTGCCACCCCACGCACCCTCTTGATCTCCTGCTTCAGGTTTTTCGAGTCCATTGTTTACGGTATAACTACTAGTCATTTACTTTGCTTCCAAAGCTGCAACTTTTTGTTCTAATACTTCTATTTTTGCAAGAGCTTCTTGTAATGCTCCTGTTAAAAGAGGAACTAATTTACTTTGATCAATTCCTTGTGGGTCGATTTCCCCATCTTTTATAGCATCTTTTTCGCCTGTTACAGCTTCAGGAACTATTTCAGCAGCTTCGTGTGCCAGGAAACCATCTTTAATTTTTTTGTCTTCATCAGCCTTAAAATTAAATCTTTTAGGTTTTAATGCTTTGACTCTATCAATCGCTCCTGTCATATCAGAAATATTTTCTTTTAGCCTATAGTCAGAAGCCGTAGCATAAGTTACGCCAGCATTATCTGAATCCATTGAGATGCCACCAACGAATGTGTTACTAGCATTAACAAGATAAATATAATATGTGTGACCTGCTACATTCGGTCGCATGGACATTCCATATCTTGTACCAGCCCCATAAAATTTAAAATAACACTTTGAAGTTCCTCCAACAGAACTTTCAGTTCCTACAAAAATTATTCCAGTAGAATTAGTGTCTGCGCCTATGTAAACATCATTTACATAGAGATCCGACCAACGTAACGAACTAGCTCCTAATGCCCTGGCATTAGTGGTAGATGGATTTAACGCACTATCAAATCTACCTGTTGCAGTAATTGTATCTCCAGTGGCATTACCTAAATCTACATTGCCATTTAATGTGGCTGTACCTGACACAGTTAAATCTTGGGACACCGTAACATCTCCATCAGAAGCTATAGCAATAGCGTCGGTATCAGAAGCTGATCCGATATTACCTGCATCAGGTATAACAATATTTCCACCCGTGGTCATAAGACCGGCACCCGTATATGTTCCTGACACGTCTAGGTTTGCGTTAACATCTACAAGGGTAGCATTAAGTTCGATTTCGTCTGTAGCATTAATATCTAAAATAGCATCAGAAGGAGCATTAATATATTGACTTGCATCATTAAATTGAATAGCCATTGTACTATTCAAAAGAACGCCTGTATCGGCAACATGAGTAAACGTTACATCTGAATCTGCACCGAACGAAAGAATAGCCCCGTCGGATATAAGTCTTAGGTCATCGCCTATGGACGCATCTGCTGCTACCCCTAAACCACCAGCAACGGTTAACGCACCATCCGTTGCACTTGTATTTGCTGTGGTTGCAGTAACCGATACCACACCACCACTTGAAATACCAAGTGCATTTGTATCAGACGAAGAACCTATGTTACCCCCATCAGGAATAATAATGTTTCCCGTTCGCAACGTTTTGCTTAAAAAACTCGTTACAACCGCATTGGCTCCCGTACCATCGGCAAAAACTATGTCTGATGCACCGTTCGGTATAGTTACAGTAGCCCCTGATCCTGATCCTTGGTTTATGACTACTGATTGACCGCTGTTGTTTACGATAAAATAAAATTTATCTTGACTATCTGGGGCTAGGTCTATTGTATTAGTGCCACTAGGGCTTCCGCCTAAAACTAAAACCTTATATTGACCATCGGATAAATTACCGTCGGTAGTGGTTAAAGTGTGCGATGTACCACTTAAAGTTATTGCTTTTACACCAGCTACACCACGATCTATTATTTTCATATTGGTGTTGGTCATATCGCCCCAGGTACCCGCACGATCTCCCGTATCAGGTAGTTCTAAGCCTAAACTTTCTGTATAAGTCGTCATTGTATTTTTCCTATGCTGCTATGTCTTGCCAGTCCGGAGTCTGACTAGGCGTAATTTCTGTAAAAAGAGCGTTTATGTTTATCTGATTACCCATACCACTATGCACTGTACAAAAATAATGTAACGTAGGCGCACCAGAAGCAACTGTAATTTGTAAATACGACCCGGATTGACCTTGCGTACCGACTATTGTAACACCGTCTGTGTAAATAGACCCACCACCATGTGTACCGTCTGAAGTAGTAGATAGCCTAAAAGGATGCGAACCCGTGGTGCTGCTAGACGTATCAAAACGATAAATGCTGCCCTCTAGTAGAGTAAGAACAGGACGTTCTACCCCGTCTATGTAAAAAGCATTACCACCACCTGTTTTAGACCCCACCGTAACCGTAAACGTATTTACTTCACTTCCAGGCACTATTTCTGTAAAAGATGGGCTTTGGCTAGGTGTAATAGCACTAAAAGACGGACTCTGACTAGGCGTAATCGCGCTATAACTAGGGGTTTGGTCTGGTGTAATTAACCCCCAAACCTGAGCGCCTGAAGTAGCTACTTCTGCGGAAACGCCTGTTACCGATACTACAAAATCAAAATTAACCGTAACGTCGCTTATTCTACCTAAAGCAGAAACGCCTACCGCGCTTATTACAGCGCCCGTAGCTACCGTAACCGAACCAACGGCACCTGTAGCCGCTATGCCTGTAACACTTACAGCAGCATCACCTGTAACAGTAACACTACCTACACTGCCTGTAGCAGATACCCCCGTAGCAGATACGGTAATTCCGGTGCCTTCTGTAACCGTAACCGAACCAACCGCACCCGTTGCCGCAACGCCTGTAACATTTACTGTTTTTGGTATTACAACGGTTACGGAACTTACTTCGCCCGTAGCAGCTAAACCTGTTACAGATACTTCACCTTCACCAGATACTGCAACAGAACCAACCGCACTTGTGCCAACAACCCCTGTTGCATTAACAGTAACGCCTGTGCCTTGAGTAATCGTGACCGAACCAACCGCACCCGTGCCAGCTAAACCAGTAACAGCAGTAGATACCCCTGAACCTTCGGTAATTGTAACGGAACCAACTGCACCTGTAGCAGATACGCCCGTAACTTCTATAGAGGTCGGTTGTCCGTACTTACCGCTACTCCAACCACCTCGCCCGTAACCCGCAGCCATTGTCGTTATGCAATTCTTATAATTGCGTTACTAGCATCTGCCGCAGGAAAAGCTATGGTAAAGTCTCCTGAACTGGAACTTTTATCCGAACCAAAATTCAACACTAATACAGATGTATCACCAGAAGTATCTTCATTAAAAATTAATGCGCCACGAGCAGTAATCGTACTAGACGACCACGTTGTATCAGCAAAATCAGTAAACGCAGTTGTGCCACTTGTAGTCGGATCTACACGGGTTAGTGTGTTACCTTTAGCTGTGTAATTAGTGCCACTTACCTCGTTACTTGTAGTGTATGCTGTAGTAGACGCATCTAAAGAAGCCGAGCTTGTATACAAAGCTATTTTAAACGTACTGCCGCCGCTATTAAGAAAATTGTGTTTAGCTTCAAGTAATTCTTTCTTAAAACTAGTACACATTGCTTGTGTTATTGCCATATCAAATATCCTCGAAATATTCCATTAAACCTTCTAAACCTTGCTCATTCCAAATAGTCTTTGCCGTAGACTTTTCGCTTTTTGCAACTTTTTTAAAATAATCTATCAACAAAGCTTTTATAAGCGCTTTGTATGCAAACGCTTGTTCGCGAACTTGCGGAGGTGCATTCGCCGATACAGCGACTATTCGATTGACGGCTAATTCTGCCCATTCTTCCGCGTTCATGCCCCGGTTATCGGTTGTTACAACCGTAGGAGTTCCAATATTTGATTCTACACTTACATTAAACATTATTGTTTCGGCCTAATAACTTTACCTGTCATATACTCGTCCGTTGTTTCTTTAGATTCTCCAAACATTTTCATTGCTAAAAGCGCTTCACCTAGTCGTTTTTCGTACTCTTGCATCAAGCTGGGATCGCCTTTCATAAACGTATACGCCTCTACCAAACACCCATATAACAACGCTAAAGTAGCGTTTTCACTTAACCACGTTGTGCCTCCGTCGGCTCCTGCCGTTAGACTTGCTGGACGATAAAAATAGTGCAGTTCAGAGGTATAGTTAGCATCTGGCGTAGGGCCAATAATAAAATTATCTACGTCAAAAGTAGCATAATATTTCGGCGTACCTGTAGTAGCCGAATTTGGATTAAATGTTTGTATAAAATCCGGATCTTTAAACTCTAAAAAAACATGTTCACTACTGCTGGTTACCGATAAAGAATACGGAGCTAAAAAATCAGAAGGTGCAGCTAAAAAACGATTAGAACTAGTCATTGATCCCGAAACATTTTTACGGAAATAACTAAGCTGTATGTTCTTTAATATGCGCTCTTCAGCGTTTTTAATAAAATCGTTTAAATGCGAAACAAAAGTAGTTTCGGTATTTTGTGTGTAGTCCTGTATAGCCGTTTTTAAAGTAGCGTATGTAAAACTCATGATGTAGTCACCGTTACTGAACCTACGTTTCCAGAAGCCTTGGTAGGTATGAAATCTTCTATTGCTGGATCTCGCGCTGCAACATGCACGACCATCGCCTCAGACCTGTCCGGTCTAGGATCTTTTAATGCTTGCGGGTCATCTACTTTAGGAAAAGGTTCTATCTGAGGGCTTTTTGCTTCCCATTCATCAAAACCTACTAAAGCACCTGTCCATTCTTTTCGCATCCTGTTTAACGGATAAGCAAACCCTGAACGGTCTGAAATGCCTAAAGCATACTTGCCTGACGCAAACTTACTCATGCGATAACTGTCCCTGTTACGTTAGGTTTAATGTTAAACGAAGCTCTATCCCTATCTTCAACCATAGCGCGTTCAAACTCTTCTTCGTAAATACCTTTTAACACCTGGATTCTATTAGGCGCACGTTTAATAGATAAATAATACGCTAACCCTGCGGCTAAACATGGGTAAAACCGAAAAGGTATCTCTAAATCATTAGTAAAAGTGTCCGCATCATCCATACGTCTTAAACGATTAAAAATAATCACATCCGTGTCGTTTTCAGGCGCAGGCCAAACTTTTAACACAGGTTGTATTTGCCGATCTAAAAAGAATTGCGAAGGACGACCCGTTGTAGATTTAGACGGTATATTTAAGTACGCTTCACGACTCAATCTATCGGCTGCAAAATCTGTATTATCCCGACGTATTACCACCGACAAAACGTCAATAGTTGACTTAAAATCAGTTAAATCTACCGCTGCGGATAATGTAGTAGTTGCACCACTGGTCCCACCCGTTAAGGTTTCACCATTAGAAAACGTTCCAGAAGGTATGGTTATAGCAAAACTGGTAGCTGAAGGTTTGTTTGTTATAGTTGCTGTTGCACTGCTGGTGCCACCTGTAATGGTTTCACCAACAGAGAAACTAGCACTAGCCGCTACAGTCATGGTTAAAGTTCCCGCAGGATACTCTCGAACACCTGTAGCCGTAGTAATAGACGTTTCGTTAATCGTCCATTGATTTAACCCACGATTAGCCCAATCGGCTAACATTAGGTTCAAAGACCTTTTAGCTGTTTTTAAATCATACCCGGTACGTACTTCTAAACCACAACGCTCGAACGCTTCTTCTACATAATCAGAAACATCTAATTCAAAGTCCTTTGAGCTTGAAGTAGCCATTTAATCTTTTTTGCCCTTCTTTTGTTTCTTTTCTTTATTACTCATAGCCGTACCTATCTTGTAACCAACATATACCTTAGCCATGTCAGCTAGCATGGAGGTTTCATATTTATCAACCGGCGCTATACCTTTTTCTCCCGCATGTCTAGAAGAAGCTCTACCTAAATTTACCGAACCGCCCTCACTAAACCTCTTAACGCCAGTCTTCTTAACCATGCCACCACCGCGCATACGTTTAGCGCCTGTTTTCTTAACGGCTCCGCCACCCATCATACGTTTAGCGCCTGTTTTCTTAACGGCTCCGCCACCCATCATACGTTTAGCGCCTGTTTTCTTTACGGCTCCGCCACCCATCATACGTTTAGGTTTTTTTACGGCTCCGCCAGCCCTCATACCCTTAACAGGACTTTTGCCCTGTGACGTTTTTTTGCCCATAGCAAGAGCCTTTCTTTGTGATATCGTTTGTTTACCCACTTTTGAGTCTCCTATAAAGCTCGTTTCGTTTATCTAAAATTTCTTTTAACGCATAACCACCATGCTCACGATTATAATACCCTTTACTCATTAATTTTTCTGAGGTTTCACACAATAAACTTAATCTTTGTATAAAAATCATACCATAGACTTCGTCTAAATTAGTTTCAAAATCACCGTCGTCAATAATTTCATTTGACTCAGATTCTGGATGAAAGCCCATTAAATAAATGTCTTTATCAATAAAAATACCGTCCGCGATAGCCTCGTTTAAATCAGCTAAATACTGATGAAAAGCATCTTCATTTGGTTCGTATTCTAAATCGACAAGAATAATTAGCTCATACTGATCGTCATAAGCTGAAATAATAGAGTAAAGCGGTTGATAAGAGGTATCGTGCTTGAACACGATACCTACTTTATTGTCGTGCCATGCTTTAGCTGCATAAGGACACGCAGGAAAGTTATTGTACGCAGGATTGGGCTTTTCTAACGCATGTAATGACCAAGCCCGTATTTCCTCGCTAACTTGTTTTTCAAGCCCGGTGTACAATTCCATAATTACCTCACAGTAATTAATACTCTTTTACACAAGTTATTGTAATTGCGTATGTCTCTCCACTTGCATGACCTACCGTAGTTAACTGCACATCACCTGTTTTACCTGAACCAGAATAGTTGGGTAAACCACCTATATCACTAAAATCAAGCGTATCAGAATAATTAGGAGGTAGTTCTACAATTATAACGTCCGTCGAAGCGTCCCACAAAAGTTTTACGCCCATGCCTACTGTAGAAAAAACAATTTTTTGTATTCTAACTCCTGTACAAGCGTCACCATCTGCACTAGCAGCTAACGCGGATACATCAATTTTAGTAACGGCATCTTCACCCGTACCATCACTAGTATTAGTAAGGTAAAAAATAGCGGTTCGACCACCGTCTTGTATGGTGCTTACATTTACTGCATCAGCCATCTTTTACCTCCTTATTTAGCTTTAATAATACCTTGTAAAACTAAAGACTTATACTCAGCACTTCCTTCAGGAGGAAGTTCCGATTTTTTAGGTTTACTTGCTGTCTTTTTAGAGTCAGCCTTTTCTTTTTTATCAACCATTGATTACTCCTTATCTGTTTTGAGAAGCAAGCAGATAGTCAATAGTCATTGACTTAGTTCCGGTAGCTGAACCAGAAAGTTCCATTGCACCTATAGCAAGATTTTCATCATCAGGAATATTGGCTGTATGTGTAGCTACTTTATTTCTGTTTACAAAAAACTCTACACTTCCTGTGCTTTTTACATGAAAACCAAGCGTTACATACGTACCACTTGCAATGTCTACGCCAGAATCAGTAGTGGTTGCTGTGCCATCTTTTTCAGTAACACAATCAATATTGCTATCGCCATCATCTACCTGAAAAACAATTCGGTCAGCAGCCGTCAGCATAGCTTCTGGGTTAGTTGCAAAGTTTACAGTTAGGCCAACACAAACATCCATCGCATCGCCTTCTGCATCTGTAACAAACAACTTGGTTTCAAACCAAATGTCACGTCCAGAAGATACGGCAAAAATTTCGTTACCTTGTACAGAAGCTCCGTCATTGTCTGTAGTAGCTTGCGAAGTTAGAACTAATGTACCGTTTTCAGCGTCTGCACCTAATGCAGCCGTAGCTGAACTGTCTTTTATAAGAGTCCAGTCATTAGTTGTATCTAAAGCAATCCCAGTAAAATCGTCCATATAAGTAAGATAATCTGGGTTTTGAGAAGCAGGAAGGTTTTCAAACCATTGTCTGTTGCCGTCTTTACCTGCGTGTAGAATAGGGCCAGTAAAATGAACTGCCATTGTAATTCCTCCTTACCAAAGGTTTCGCCCTAGAGTCTTGGTAAGCGTCTGCTGGGTCAGTCGCTAGGGCTAATTATTCCCAGTTAAAGTTGGGGGCCAAAAGGCCCCCTTATACTAAGCTCCAGGTGTTCCGAAAACACAGCGCCAGTCAGAAACTCCGAAGGCATATCTTTCACGAGCTTTAAATCTCATGTTGCCTGTGTCGAAGTCACCTTCCATAGCGGTGCGAATTGGGGTCCTGTTAAACAACTTGAAGCCATTTGGAGCATCGGTCTTAACAAAGTAAGCATCCGTGTCGGTGAGGAAGTGGTTTACCACCGCACCTTCTGGAAGCATACCCATGCTCTTCATAGCGTTAATGTCGTTGTCCGCAGTACCGGAACGAAGGGTAGAGTTTAGAACTCTTTCAGTAATGAACTGAAGTTCTTTAGGAATAAGTAGTTTCATTCCACGAACTGCTACCTTCAACCCTCTTTCATCTGTGAACCCAGCAATAGAGATCATCATAGACTCCAAAGAAGTCTCGTTGAGATCCGCTGCTGTGCTTAAGATGTTGCTTTGGTTTCCGCTTAGTGACGGATGTGAAGCACTACATAGTGCTACGCCATCACCAATAGCAGAAGCTCCTGCTGTAAAAGCGTTGTTCAAAATTGCCGCAGCCTTAATTTGCTTTGTTTGCGACATTGAACGAGCTAAAGCACGGGTGTACCGCGAAGCTAACTTGTCATACAAGTTGTCTTCGATTGCTTCTTCCGTAATGCTAAAAGCAAGGGCAATCGTTTCCATTGTGTAACGAGCAGTGTAAGTTTCCTGCGCGTCATCAAAAGAAATCGCTCCGCCTTCACTTTTTACTGGAGCAGTACCAAAACCACTCAGCATTACTTCTTCTTCAAATGCACGATCAGAGCTTTCTTCGTCGAATATTTCGGCGTGTTCAGCTTCGTATCGGTCATATTCCAGCCCAAACAAGGCGTTAAGGCCGGGTTCCAACTCCTTAGCGAGTTGAGCGCGTGATATAGCCATCTGCTAACCCTCCTTAAATGCCTGTACTAGTCGCGGTAGTCTGTGAATCGTACCGTGACGTAGTAGCGTTAAAATGTGCGTTCAAGCGTACAATCAACGGAATACCCGCTGCTGTATAGTCGCTATTAGCTTCGTCATCCTGAATACCTACAATACGCAACCCTAGAGTCGCTGTAGTAGCAATAGATGAAACACTAAGAGCCGAACTTGAACGGCCTGTATTGGTAGAACCAGAACGTGCTGAAGTTCCCAACGTTGCGTTAGCAAAAACAGCCGCTTGTGCGGTTGCTTTACTAGTTAACGACGCATCACTAGCTACTTGAAATAGCTGGTTAGGGTTATCAGCAACAAAAGCCTTGACAGGATGATTCGTGTCAACACTTACGTTGTTTGATCCCGGCCAATAGTTAGAAAATCTAGGTTTCCCTAGACTAGAATCTACATATTCTACGCCCATAAGAACGCCCAAGGAGGCAGTTGTGCCACCAGCCGTATCTGCTGCTTGACCAATAAAACCTGTAGCTAAAGGAACTACAATTTCATATTGGTAGATTGCATTAGTATCGTCTGTAGCAATTTCATACTGAGTTACCCCAGTAGAGTTTACTGCGCTTCCAACTAGTCCTATAGGACGAAGACCGTAGGCAGTTTCTTGGTTTGCCATATTTTTAGTCCTCTAATATCCTAATTAAAGCCTCACGACTCGCGTTGAGTCGATCCACCACCAAAAGTTACACGAGATTGACGCTCAGGTTTCCCTATCGTCATCGTCGGATGTGCGTTCTCACGCAGAAGATCGTGGTCAATAGCCTCAATTTGATCAGCATGTTTGCTGGCGTAATAAGAATTACGTTCGTCTACTGTTTCCAACGGTATCCTTGCAAGAACTAGTCCCCCAACAGCAAATACACCTTCAAATTGACCTGAATCAGCAACGGGAGCTTCAAAATCAGGATACTCATCGCGTCGGACTAACTCGTAGCCTTCACGAAGTCTTGCCGAAATGTTTTGGCGGTCTTCTTGACCACGCACTTCAGCGCGTATCCACCGATGTTTAAAACCCTCTGGGGCAGGCGGTGCGTCTAATTGTTGAGGAGGAGTCCACGGTTTTCTTTTCGCCGTTTTCTCTCTCGTATTTTTTGCGCGAGGAGTTCTATTCAAGCCTTGAAGTCCACTCTTATTTTCTTCGTTACTCATAATTCCTCCTTCACGAATTTGCACGTCTTTCTCTTTCGAGTTTTAAGACGTTTTTAGCGTATTCCTCTAAAGGAACCCCTAGCTTTTCAGCCAGAGCCTTTTGGGAGGAGGTCAGCCGGACTTTTGTTGAGCGTCCAGTATTTGATGTGCGAGAGTTTCCAGCCACCGTCTGAACGTTACGTCGGCTAGGCTCGTTATTACTTGTATTTTCTACACTTACGTCGGATGTGTCAAATTTATTCGGAAAAGTTTGACGTAACCGTCGATCTACTTCGTCATAGTATTCTTTTGTTCTAGGGTCATAACCCTCTGCTTCCACCAATTTTTTATGTATACCAAAAGTAGCGAAAGTCATAGCCTCATCCTGTCCAAACCAAGCGTTGTCGGGTCTGGCGGCCCATTCTTGCGCCATCGGGTCCGGTTGTTGAGGTGCTTGTTGTTGTTGTGGAACGGGTTGCTGCGCTTGTTGTTGTACAAGCTGTTCTTGCCTTTCCTGAGCAAGTTTAGCTTGACGAACTTTATCTTTTGCAACAGCTATCTCTGTCAATCGTTTTTGAGCTTTTATAGTGCCGTCTGTATCACTTATTTCTACCGCTCTACGTAACTCATCTTCAACCTGCTTTTCTTCAGCATCTACGCGGCCACCGTATTCTTCTACATAACCACGGTCTAATTCGTCTATTCTAGCTTTTATTTGCGTATTTTCATCAATAATGCCTTTTGCATAGTTAATAGACTCATCACGTTGACGCTCTGCTTCTCGCAACTTATGTGTAAGTTTATTGATTCTTTTTTGTACAGACGTGCTGTATTCTTGTTGCTCTGATTCCTGTTCCGGCTCAACCGTTGTTTGTTGTTCGGCTGTTTCCTCTACAACAACTTCATCAACGTCCTCTAAATCCAACGTTTGTTGTTCGTTTTCAGTATTTTCCATCGTGTATAAACCTCTTAAAAAGATAAGATATCATCAGGGTCCGCTATAGTAGCTAAAACCTCGTCGTCGTTTATAATTCGGACTTCGCCACCTTCAATACGAAACCTAGAACCAGCATAACGAGGAAAAATAACCCAGTCTTTTTCCACGCACCACGGTCCATCTGGAAATTTTTCCGTATCTTTATAGGCTAAGGGGCCTTGTCTTAGAATATACCCGACAACAGTTTGTATTTGACCGTCGTCAAGAACCTGATTTGGAATATGTATGCCACCTTCGGTTGTTGCTTTACCTCTATACGGTAAAATCAACATTCTCCAACCTGTAGGCTGCGGCATTCTTTCAATAAGTGATTTATCTAACAAAGAAGGGTCTAAAACCCGTTTATCTTTGTCTATATACGACTCGTTTATAGAAGTAACTGTATCATTCATCTAAAAGCTCCTGTTTTTCTAGCAGGCCCGTGAGTTCCTGTGAAATATAATTTAAACCGTTCAGTTCACCCATCAATTCCCGGTATTGTTCCATATTTTTAATACCGTTGTTTTCCAGAACACTTAAAATAATCGACTTTCTTTCTTTTATTGTTTTCTGTATATGCTGGGTTAATAGAATATAATCCATAATTATGCAATATATAGAATATTATTCGATTACACCACCCCTTTTTGATTCATTTCTAAAGAAAACACGGCGGTTTTTTCGTTTCTACTAAGCCAACCTTTTCCAAAAGTGTCAAAAGTAGACAATCTTTTATAAAAATCTTCTCGCGCATCCGTTAATTGTTCAATAACTACTTGCGCGTCGGCTGAATTAACTTCTTTAAGGGTATTAGGGCCTATTACACCGTCTGCAACGGCTCCTACTACTTTTTGTAAAGCTTTGCTAGCACGAGAAACCCCTGAGTTTACCGCCCAATCAAACACACAAAAATCTATTCCCGCAGGTAAATCATCGCCTTTTACTTTATCCCAATAATTTTCTTTGTAAATAATGCGAACATCACCTGTTTTCATGTCTTTCATTTCTTGTTCGGTTACTTTGCGACCTAAATACTTTTCATACACAGCTTGTGTAATCCCCATATTAGTTCGTCCACCGGGATCGTCCGGGTGATTTACGTAACCCCCTTCATGTTTTAACACTGCTTCTAAGCTTGACACAAAATTTTCTAACATTTCCACCTTCTTCGAGCTTGTCTTATTCTTGAGTTGGGGTTATTTCTGGTTTTAGCCGAACTACGCTTTAATTGACCTAAACTACGGGCGCAATACGATTTTCTACGTTTTGCCGCTTTACTTCCCGGTTTAACTTTGCCGGTTACCGCTGTTTTTAATTTAGAACCGGGATTAGCTTTACGGTAAGCTTTTACACCTTTTTTAGTCATTCCTGCCCCAGATTTAGTAGGACGATAATTAGCGCCCTTACCTTTTGTGGTTTTAGGAATAGCTTTTGTTTTTCTTTCTGCCATTATTTTTTAAACCCTTTAATACCACGAATACCGAAACTAGCCGCAATCGAAGCATACATAGCGTAAGTGAACCAATCAGGGGCTGTTTCTAACGCAGCAAACCCCTCTGCAATGTAGGGTCGGCACCAGGGTATAAAAGAAGCTGCAATAATAGCTATAAACAGAATAGTCCATGCTTCGTCTTTCCAGCTATCTTGACTAGCTTCGGCCATAATTTTTTCCCAGCCGGCTTCGTGAGTAGCCGCTACCTTCATAACTTCTGCTTCGGCTTCTGCTCTTGCTACTTTTGCTTTAGCTACCGCTTTAGTTTTTTCTACACGACCCTCTACAAACGTGTTGGCTAGATTAGCTATCGGACCAAGAAATCCTAACATTATGATCTCCTTGTTTTTTTCTTTTTAGCTATCGTAGTTACTCGTGTAGGCTTACCACCTACACCTTGTGGTTTAGCGCGTTTTCTTGTTACCGCGCTTTTCTTTTGCGCCGCAGTCATACTAGCGGCTTTTGCTCTAGGCACACACTTTGGGTAACCCTTGCTGCTTTTTGACGCTTTTTTACGTCCACATTTAGCATAGCTTCCGTCTTTCTTTTTACGGCCTAGATCCACCCAATCTTCTTTAAACCATTTGGTAAGACCCCCGCTAGACCTAGCCACTTCGATAACCTCCACCACGTTTCTTGTAGGTCCTGACTAACCAAGCATTTGCATAAGCACTTGGGTACACGTCAAATTTACGTTTGGCTTCTGCTTTAACCCTTGAATACAACGCCGGATTAGTCGGTTTTGGCGATTTAGACTTAGATTTAGTTTTTTTTGTTTTAGGGGGCATTTTAACTCCTAAACTAATTTATCTATTGCTCGGTTTAGTTGTTTAATAGCTAATTCTTTGTTTGTGTCTTTAACCGAAACAGTCTCTTTTTGTTCTTCTGTTTTTCTAGGCGGTTCGTTAACTAAAGGAGGCGGGGGCCGATTAGATACGCTTGAAACACCGTTCATTTTCTACTCATCCAAGCTGTAACGCCCATATACGCGCCAACTACACCCGCTTGAGCAATGTAAAATAGCCCTAGTAAATCGCTTAATGCAGCTACTCTGGTTTCTTTTATCAACGGCGTATACAAAAAAACAGTTCCTACTATCATAGAAAGCATAGCTACCCACGCCATCTGTTTCTGTGTTTCTGACTTTTGTTCCTGTAGCTCTAGCTCCAGTAACTCTTTGTTACGAGCCATTTCTTCATCACTGACCGTACCATCGTGATTTATATCGTATTTGTTATAAATACTTTCAGGATCGAGTTTTTTTGGGGTCACTGTTATTCGCCTTACTTAATGCAATCGCTACGGCTTGTTTTTGCGGGTAACCTTCAGACATTAGTTTTTTAATGTTCTCACTGATGACCTTGTCACCAGAACCTCCTTTTAAAGGCATCTAACAACTCCTAAAACTACCGCCTCTTTCAGCGTCACCCATACCACGTTTTTTGCCCTTTATCATAATACCCTTAGCGGTGTTTGGCGTAGCCTCTTCTTTAATTTCAGCATAAGGTATTTTACCTTGGCCTTTTATGTCGGCGTAGTTTTGCGGCGCAGGCGCGTCCGCTCCCGGACCACTAACTATTTTTACACTGCTCATGTTAATTTCCTCTATTTCTTAATTTAATTAATTCTCTATCCATAGCCGATTGTATTCGAGCTTCCGTTTGTTCTTCCTGACTTTGTAGTCTTTGTTGAAATTCCTGACCTTTACGCATTTCTTTTTGTTGATCAAGCTGCAACTCGGCTTGGTCCCTTGCTATGTCGGCTTGAGATTCCTGTGCTTTTATCTGTAGCTCCTGTTCTTTTAACTGAACAAGTGGATCGGGGCCTTGTTGTTGCCCCATAGCCATAATTTGCATGTTGAGTTGTTTCATCTTTTCCATCTCTTCAGCAATAAACTGCGCTACCAAAGAATCTATTTGCGTTAGTTGTTCTTCGGAAGGTGCTTGTCCTTGCGACTGCTGCATAAACGTTTGCATAGCCCGTTCCTGTGCTTTTATTTGCACATGTTCAAAAACATGCTTTTGTATAGCTATAGTTATTGCCGGCAACGCCGATACCGCACCCGAAGCAGCAAACAGCAAATGAGCGTACACATGCGCGTCATGGTTCTGCCCTTCAAAAGCTTTAAGCTGCGTATTTTCCAACGCATCTATGTTTTCCTGTGCCGGATCTTTTGGCACAGGTTCTTCCGAAGAAGGTGCTTTCAAAATCTTGTCTATGTCGGCTACACCCAACGCCTCGTACATACGACGATACGCTTCGTGCATGTCGTGCATTTCGGGAGCCTGTGCAGCTAACGACATCTGCGCTTGTGCTAAAGAAATACGTTGTGCCTGCGAAAAAATGTTGGGGTTGGATATAGGTACTACATCTACACGATCATCAAAATCCGCTGCTTTTATCGTTTGATCTGCATTAGCTACCGCATACGGATACTCTGGCGGCAAATAATCGCCCATTATACGCGCTAATAGTTTGAATTCTATTCTCATCGCATAATGTAAACGCTTGTGTACCGCGCTCATTACACGAGTTCCCTGCTCCAACATTGCAATCGTCGTACCTACCGCAGCACCCTGATTACCGTCGCCTACTTTTAAATCAGTAATCGTAGCAAAACGTCTACCCGCATCTACTACAAAACCCAGTAATTGAAATAAGGTACTGTCAGGACCTTTAAACGGTAGTGGCATCAGGCTATCCCGTATTGCACCTCCAGGTGCGTCTACATCCCTGAACTCGCCCGGTTGTAACGGATCGTCATCGTCCCTGATTCTTAAACCACGCGCCTTGAAACCCGCCGGTAAATTAGATAACGTGCCAGCATCTATCAACTGCCGTAAAGCAGCCGTAGCCGTCCGGGATAAACCGCCAATAGTGTGTATCAAACCTAAACCGTAAAACCCGAATCCCGGCAAAAACTTGTAATGCACAAAATACTGTATTTTAGATTTTTTATCGTCACCTTCTTCGTAGTTTCTACGAATGGATAAAATCTGACCGCTATCCTCACTAATGGTTACAATGTACGGTACTTTTATTCCGGTTGGCTCTCCTTCTTCGTCAGTTTCTTCAAAACCTTCGAGATCCAAGTCAACGTGACATTCCAGTAATGTACAATCGTAGTCCACATTGGACGGGTGTAATCCATCAATAAATTCAATTTGGTCTGAAATTCCGTCAGAATCTCCTTGTGAAGGGTGTACCGGTACATCTCGATAAAACCCTGCCACTTGTTTTTTACGTAAGGCATTAAGCGGCATTCTAAGAACTTGCGTGATGTTTGGGCAGCTTTCCAAATCGCTAGCTTCATATGGGACCACCAAGTTTTCAGCCGGGACAAAACTGCTGATAGCGCGTTCCATTGTTTCATCGTAGTAAACCTTTTTAAATGTTGAACCCGCTAACGGAAGATAAAACAACATCTGGTCAAACTCAGGCGTGTATTCTTCCATTACATTTGTTATGTAATAGTTCATAAATTCTTTCACTCGTTTAGCTTGCGCTTCTTTCTCACGAGTCAAATCACCTAGAATAGTCGTTCTAACCGGGCCGCCAGCAGGTAACAATTCGTTAAATGCTTGCGCTTGAAATTGTGTAGCAGCCTCTGCCAGCAAAGGATGTGTTACACCTGTAGCACCTCTAAACGGTTGCGTCCGTTCTTCATAAGTAAAACCTAACAACTCCAACCCTTTTGAATAGGAATCTTCCCAGTCTTTTCTTGAAGACTTATTAGATTGGTACTCCGAAACTAATTCAGAAGAAATAGACCCTAGCTCCTGATCACTCATTTCTTCCGCTAAGTTAGCGTAAAAATCACCGCTACCCCCTTCGTTCGTAGCCGTTGGATCTAAGTCGATTACCACTCCGCCATCTTCAGAAGGCGTTATTTCTATCCCCTCAATATCCGGCTCCGTTAACATGTCTTCCGGTAAATCTAAGTTGATATCCGCAACTATTTCTTCCGCTAACGGAGAATCCGTATTTTTGTCCATCAAAGAAACAACCGGTTTTTCTGCCATAATAATTACCTATGTTTTGCCCTAGTAAAGCCTTTTATAGCAATACCGTCAATAGATTTTCGTTTGTTTACCGCGCCACCCGCAGATTTTTCTAACACTCTTCGGCCACCTTCCGCAGCGACCCCCGCACCCGCAACATGACTAAGCGGTATATCCTTAACGTCCCGTGCCACACGGCCTACCTTATCCGTAACGTCTTTAATTTTTTGCTTTCTTTCTTTTTGTTTTTTTGCTTTACGTTCCTGCTTTGCGCCATATTTACCTAAAGCTTCTAAATCTTTTACTTTAAAATCCTTAAAAGCGCCTTTGCCCTTTACTACGTCCTGAAAGTCAAAACCTTCTTTTTGCATTTCTTTATAGGCTTTTTTAACTTTCTTTTCACCAAACTTGTTTTTGGCTACCGTTACGCCCTTCTTTATTATCTCTTGAGCTACTTTACTAAGCAAAGCCATGCCCTCCATTCATGTTTCGTGCAATATGCTTCATGCTGTTTATCCCACCGCCTTTAGCATAAAGAAAATCTTCCCTTCTTCCAAACACAGGGTTTTTAACTAAAACAAGCGGACCTACTTGAATAGCTTCTTCTCCGTTTATTACAGGTTCGTCCGTTTCTCTATCAAAAAAATAAGCGTGTTTTTTAGGATTATACCCTACTTGCACCCACTCAGGATCGCTTAAATATTGTTGCGCTAAACGATAGTTTTCTTCGTCTGTTCGGTCTATAAACGCACCTTCTATTACAGCAAAAGGACCTTTTTTGCTACCTTCCTTTACCTTTTTTGCTTTCTTTTGTATGGACTCACTTAAGTTTAAATCCGCGTTTTTAATGGCGGCTGTCGCTCTATGGGACGTTAGTTGTTTTTTACCCTCTAACGGTTTCAAAGTAGGAACCCAAACATCGTGCTTTGTGTACGCATCAATATCTAACCTAAGCCCTATTTTTTGACCTTCCGGAAGCGGTGCATTAATTTTTTCTTTTTGGTTACTTTTTAAAGCCCCAAACATTTCACTTTCCGATGCCGGAACAGGAACCGAACTGTAAGGCAGGGATAAAGCAGTGCCTAATACTTTAGCCCCTACGCCCAAGGTTCCGGGAAGGCTTTTAGCAACCGGCTTTAACAGTTTTTCTATATCCTTAGTTTCTACCCCACCGCCTTTAGCATACCGCTCAAAAGGTACTAAATCTTCTAGATTATACCGGTTTTTTCTGGCTCCTGCTTCATCGTCACTAAACATGGCTTTTCCGGTTTTTGAGTCTATACCGTCAAACGTACCATAAATAGCCTTGTTTCTAACTTTTACCGGCTGCCCCACACCACCTAAACGTTTTTCATGCAAATACTGTTTTAGTTGGTTGGGCTGTTGAGCGCGTTGTGTACCTTGAGGATACTGGTTAAAACGCACGGCATTGTCATCCGCTTTCTTAATAACATCACGATACGGCTCACCCGCTGCAACATACACGTCTTTATAGTTATCTAAAGCTTTTTTGATGGTGGCTTTAAACTCCGGCTTTGCCGCCATTTCATTTCTTAACGTAGCGTTTTTTTCAAACGTTACATCGTAATCCTCAATCTTATCGTCCAAACGAATTAACCCGTGTTTAGCCGATAATATAGCAATGTCCACGTTTTCGGGTATGTCGTTTTTTTCACGATACTTTTGCAAGGCTTTGTACATCGGACCGCTGTACAGTTCTTCCGCAGATACTAAACCCTTATCTTTTTCTTTTGTTTTACAACAACCCAATATCAAAAGAGAACGTTCCTCCGCGTCTTCTTTTTCTGGAACCTGAAACCCGAATGTTTCACGTGGAACATCCCCGGATATAAGCGGTTGTAATAACTGATAGCCCGACGCTAATTTACCCGCTACCCCCGGTATTTTGGGTAAAAACTTAGGCACCTGTTTAAATAAATCCCCTTGTGCAGGGGTTTTAAATTTTGTTGGTTTGGGCTTCTTGTCGTCGCCGTCTACGGGGCCGCCTTGGTTCATGGCTCGTGCGACGTGTTTCAGGGAGTATATGCCGTTCATGCCATCTGGAAACGGCCTTCCGGCGTTCTTTTAAAAAATTCCTGTAAGCCCATCGGTTTCTTTACATAACTCTCTTCTACCGGTTCCATACCCGTACCCGACATACGCATAAAGCCGCGTTCCTCGTCGTCACCTGCACTGCTTTGTATGGTTTGCTTACCCGATTCGTATTTCATAAACTTGCTTTGCATGTCCGCAGGAATCTCTTTCATCATCGGAAAGCCCGTGTCTACCGCACCACCCTCTGCAAAAACAGGGCGTGAACGGAAATAAGGCGTTAAATCAAAAGGGTTTTCAAGATTTATTCTATCACCACTGTACAACCGGCGACCGAGCGCACCTTCGTCATAGCCACCGTAACTGTACGGATCTTGTGCCTGCGGAATGCTGCCGCTGTACGCTAACGGTGTTACAAAGCCCTCGGCTACAGGTTTTTCTCTTTCGGAACCGGACTCAAAATCACCGTATACCGGACCTTGATCTTCCTCTTCTACCGGTACCTTTAACGCATCCTCTAACACGCTACCCGCCGCTAACGTAACCGGAACGCCTAATTGACCAAAATAAGGTTGCGGGGTAGGAATAGACGGATTTGCAAGCGTGTCACCTACTACACCCGTAAAACGAGGCGCTACCGCTGGTGTTGGTATAAATTGATCGGTATACCCGGATACGTCCAAAGCACTCGGATCAAACGTACCTACCTGTGTCGTTGTGGGAAGCGTTGAGGTTTGATCCGGTAAATAACCACCCGGAAAACGATTGGGACTTAAACCTTGTCCTGTCCGAAGCATTTCATTTGTGCTTCTTACCATTCTATAACGTGTACCCGGAGGTCGGCCGGTATTTAACGGGCCTGCCGAACGAATAGGCCCCGTGACCTGTTCCGTAGCCATAACAGGTTGTGTGATATCCGGGGTTTGCAAAGGACCCGATAGTGGATTAATTAACTCTGTTCTATGATAAGGCAGTTGCGGACCTACAAAATTAGGATCTAAAACGTTTGTAGGATAAACCGCCTGATCTAATAGGTTTTCCATTCCAAGATTCGGGTTTGAAACAGCACTTTCATAGCCACTGATCGTACCATCCGGTCCAAACCCACTAAATTCAGGTGTTTTTATAATATTACTCGGACTTGCGTCTATAACAGACTGAGTATCTAGTGTATAACCCTGACCCGTCGCATCTACACCAAACTGTTGTTTTACCGGAGAAAGGGACCCTATACCGGCCGAACTCGGACCATAAAACCCAGCCCGAAAGCCCTGACCAAAAGTCATGTTGGGGTTTGCAAGGGACCCTATACCCGAATAGACCCCTTTACCCGTCTGCACTAAGGGGTTAATTAAATCGTTGTACATACCCTGAAAAGTGCTTTTTACCGCACCGACAGGATTTAATAACGTGTTTTTTAAACTTTCGGTTAACGACCCGATACCCGCTCTGGCGCTGGTAAGTAAACCTTGCTTTATGCTTTGTTGAGCCGCTATGTTAGCCGAGGTAGTGGCGGCCGCTTGACCAATACTCGCACCTAACGACCCGATGCCGTACCCACCAATACCCGCGAGTGCCGTACCCAGTAGACCCCGATGCTCGTTAACGGCCTGCCCTACACCGCCAGCCGCACCACCCGCCTTGGCTCCCGCTATTGCGCCAGCAGGGTTGCCTGTCACCATAAAACCTATCGTCGCGCCACCTATCGCACCGATAATGGCACCAATATTGCCGCTAAAAAATCCTTTTTTCTTCCGTTGCTGTTTCCGTGCGTTATGCCGCAACCCATAATCCATGTGTTGCATAACCGTGTCCATCGTTAAACCCGACGGAATAGACCCCGTTTCCATGTACTCGCGCATCAAACGACCCTGATCCGGATCGCTGAACGTACCCGCCTGATCTATAATCCCGTCATAGATCGTCAAAAACCCGCCGTCTTTAGTGTTTGTTCGTTTAGCTTGACGCGCCTGCTGGAGCTTGGAAAAAATATTGTCTTCGTTTACACCGTAATTGGATAAACCTACCCCTGCTATCGAAAAAGGCAGGTTTTTTGCCGTAAACATATCGCGTTCGACGCGCAAGGCATCAGGGTTCGTGACCCATGAATAATTGGCTTTGCCTAAACCGGCGACCTGTTCCGCTCCCTTTTGTTTAGCAAGTTCAACCGTTTGATCTAACCGATCTAGAAAAGCTTGCGCCCCCGGATTTAAATTTGTCGCCATAAACTAATTACCCGTAATATACCTGTGGCTCGACGTAACTCGGCTCGTCCGCCCAGTCGTCCGTTGGTAACTGTATAAAATTACCCTGACGATAACGCATTAATGCCTGTGTCGTACTGTCTACCAAATCATCATGCTCCCCGTTAGGAAACGCCGCACATTCTTCTATGACCTCCTCGGCCCACCGCTTGTCCGGTGACCATATCATACCACTTTCAAATAGTGGGGATATAGCGTGTACCCTCGATACCTTATCATTACCACGGCTCGGTGTGAAGTTCACAACCGGAATTCCTATGTTTCGTAGTTCGTGCGTCAAGGGTAACCCACTGGCCTTCGCCTCTATGATAACCGTTTCCGGCTCCCAAAATCTATACTGTTCTAACGCAATACCTTTCAATTCGTGAAACTCCCAACGACCCTTCTGCGCGTCTAACAAAATTAAATTCGGCGTGGTCCCCTCGTCCGGGTAAAAAACACCCCACGTCGTAATCGCACTATAGTCCGCTGTCTCCTTCTTACTAAACGCCGTATCGTAACTCTGAATCACATACTGCAACTGCGGGACCGACTCCTTATCCCACACGCGCCACCACTCGCGTTTCAATATCGCATTGTCGTCACCCGTCGGTTGCTGCTGATACTGCGCGTTCCACTTGCTCGGCGGAATACTCGCCTGCACCGCCTCCAAATCCGGTAACGGCCAATACTCCGGCCAACACGGATTGCCCGACGGCATAATCGCCGGTAACTCCACCACTTCCCATTGATCCGCATTGGGATCTTTAGCCTGTGCGCGGATAAGTTGACCCGTCATGTCCTTCTCCGACCACCGCGTCTGAACCAACACTATCGCACCTCCCGGCTGGAGCCTCTGTCGGGGACCCCCCGTATACCAGTCCCACGCATCGTCAAAACCCGTGTTCGACATCGCCGTCTGCTCCGAATGCGGATCGTCAATAATAATCAAATCACCACCACGTCCCGCCAAGTTGGAGCCTACACCTACCGCATAATACATCCCACCACGGTTCGTGTCCCACCGGCCAGAAGCCTTGGAATCTACCGCTAACTTCGTTTCCGGGAATATCTCGTTATATTCATCACGCTCCAACAAATTCTTAACCTTACGACCGAAACCTATCGCAAGCTCCGTGGTGTGTGTCGCCTGGATAATCTTCATCGCAGGATTCTTGCCTATCATCCACGCCGGGAACAAATAACTCGCAAACTCACTCTTCGTGTGCCGGGGCGGCATGTTGATAATTAAACGCTTCAACTCTCCCGAAGCAATCCGCTCCAGTTTGTCCGCAATCGTTCGATGATGCTCACCTACAATAAACTCAGGCCACATAGCCTGTACAAAGGACAAAAACGTACCTTGGCAAGCCTCTATCTTATCTAACTGGGCTAGCCTTAACTGGAGTTTTAAAATGCGCTCATCTTGGTTCATAGAAGGTTCCACGTGAAACACGAATCAGGGGTCAGGATATACGAATGTATACATAAGTAAAAGCGCTTTGTTTTTTTTCAGATTTGTTCGTGAAAAACATGGCACAAGCCGTCAGCGGCGGGGGGGAGGGGGTGTGAAAAAAAAATAAAGAAAAATCAACCATTTATCGGGGTGCGTTTGACTCGATTCGTCGGGGACCCTAGACCGATCCGGATAGGCGGATCGCGCTTCACGAT